AAGTTTCTAAAAAAATAAAATAATATTCAATATGAAGACTAAAATATATAAAACTGATAAAATTATATTAAGAAAAAAAAAATTAATTGAAAATTTGAGTGAAAATAAATTAGAATATATAAAGAATGGTATTTGTGATTCATATATTAAATATGGCACACCAGAATTAAATATTGTAGTTGAAAATATAAATACAAATACAATTAATAAAACAAATAGACTTATAGAATTAATAACAAAATTAAAAGATCATGGGCACAAATATAATGAGAATATATCATATTATCAAAATTATATTAGAAATGGTGGAGACATAAATTATACAATAAATCAAGGAATAAAAGAAGAATATTATATAAATGATATAGAATATAATTATTATTTAAATACATATAAAGATGAAAATATTGCTGAAAAACATTCTAATAAAAACACAGATTTAAAAATAAAACTTTTTTGTTATCTATAATAATATGAATACTTATAATTTGAAAGAATTAAATTTATCAAAATTCAGAACACTTATTTTAATTGATTGGGATGATACATTATTTCCATCATCATGGATTGTATATAATAGAATTAATTTAAATACAGAAAGTGATAAAATAAAATATTCAGGAGATTTTCAAAAATTAGATTTTCAATTAGCACAAACATTAAATAGAATTTCAAGATGTGGTAAAATAATTATTATTACAAATGCTTTATTAGATTGGATCAAACTCACATTAACAATACTACCAAAAACAGCAAAAATATTAAATAATATAGAAATTATATCAGCACGAGAAAGACAACAAAATACAAATCCAATAATGATGTGGAAAACAAAAACGTTTATAGATGTTATAAAAAATAATTCAAATGTAAATAATATAATATCTTTAGGTGACGCTGATTATGAATATAAAGCATTAATTAATTTATTTAATGATATAACAATTCCAAATAAATATTTAAAATCAATAAAATTTATTAAATCAAATAGTTTTGAAACAGCAATTGAACAAATAATATTTATAAGAAAAGAAATAAAAGAAATTTGTAAAAAAAAGAGACATATTGATTTAACTTTTGAAAGACTTTAATTTATTGTGAATATATTTATTGATAAAAAATAATTAATAAATATAAATGAAATCTTATCAGAATCCGAAAAGTTTAAATGAAAAAATGAAAAATAAATGTATTCAAGATAATTTATATCATTCTAGCATCGGTAAATATAAATCAATGCCATTTAAAAAATCTTTAAAATGGTCTTATACAAATTATCAACACGATGAAATAGACAATATTTGTAATGTGAGTGTAAGTAATCAGCATTCATTAGATATTGCTTTAAATTATAATGAAAAGTGTGCAATTATGTATCCAATGGGCGGTGATTTTAATGGTCTTAATTATGAAACACGCGAAGGCATCTTTGATGAGAATAATATTTTACGCACTAATTACGCACATGTAATTAAAAAACAAACTGAATTATTTATAAATAAAAAAGAAAAAGATAAAGAAACTAATAATAATAATATAAATGTAATATATTCTGATTCTATAACAATTTTTAGAGATATTGATTATAATCCAATTAAATTAGAAAATGTCTGCATAGTATCAATGATAACTTTATTATATAAAAGAAATGATGAATTAATAGAGGACAATGATGAAAATGAAATGTTATCATCAACTGAATTATTAATTTTACAAATGAGCATTGAAAGTGTTTTTCAACTTACAATTGTAAATAAAATTAATACATTAATTATTCCTATTATGTGCGGAGATTTTGGAGTTCCAATTGATGATCAAATATTATTATTTAATATGTGTATTATGAAATATGGTGATAAAATAAATAATATTATTATTAGTGTGCCTATTTATGATGATGATAAATCAGGACAATTATTTAATTATATAAATGCAGAAATAATTAAACCCCAAATTTTATGCAGTGAATTAGAAATGCAAAAAACTGTAAATGAATTATCAAATATTTTAGTCAGCACCAATAAAAAAACATCTGTTAAACAACCTTCAAAACATTCTTCTTAAAGCTAATTTTTTAATTTTTATTTCTTCTTTATTTTCTTTATAATTTTTATTTATTTCATTAAAAGAAATAACTATTTTTTTTATTAATTCTTTTGTTATGTTTGAATCATATATATTTGTATGTATAATTTCTAATTTTTTTATAATTTCATTTTGTTTCTTTGATAATAATATATTATGAGTTATTTTGGGTGCTAATAATATTCCGTATAATTCATAATTAATTGGTTCTGTTATTTTTATTTTATAATCATCACTCAACATTAAAACATTTAACACTCCAATAATATGAGGTTTTATTTTTGTATCATATATATATTCATAATCAGAGCAATAACCCATTATATACATACTTAAGCACCAATAAAAACCTTCACAATATTTTTCATAAATATGTCGCACTTCATTATCAAATAATGTTTTAATTTTAAATTTATTTACATATATTGGTTTCTCATTTTTTATCAAATTAAATAAAATACAATTTAAAAAGATTTTATTTATTTTAATATATGAATTTTCATAAACAATTAATCCTTGATTAAAATAATTAGAAAATAATTTATATGATTCCCATAATTTTTCAAATTTTGCACATGATACATGAGGTAGATAATCATTGCCCATTAATATATTTAAAAACACAAAATCGTATTTTGTTGTTTGTGTTTCGCCAAATAATTGTATGTGTATTTTATATAAATTATTTAAATTTAATATTTGTGTATCTATTCTATTTTTTATAATAATATATATTTTAGATAAATCATCACATGTCATTAATAGCATAACCATATCTGAATCACTACTAAAAATAATATGTGTATCATTTTTATTTTTATTTTGTGTTTCTTGCACTTGATTTCTTATTTTTATTTCACCTTCTCCAGGTTCTACAAATAATATTATTACTTCAATATTATATTTTTCTTTTGTCTGTTCAATAAATTCAGGCATATAATATTGTAATTCACTCATAAATTTTGTTCCAACTGTTAATTTTAAATTTATTTCATCTTTTGATTTATTCATTCTTCTTTCTCTTTGTAATATCATTTTCGCCATTGGAGCAACTCCATCCGCCATTAAATATACTCTTTTTTGTGGCATATATTTTTTTATTAATGATTGTAAAAAATCTTTGAATCTTATTATTAATTCTATTTCTGTTTCTGTTGAATAACATAATAAATGTAATACATAATTTACATCTACATATAAATTATCGTAATTATCTAACCAAAAATCCTTAAATGCTGCTTTATATGTTTTTTTAATATATGGTTGAAAATCTTTAATCCCCATTTATTTAATATTATAATATAATATTCAATATTATAAATATCAATTTTTATTAAATATTCTAAATTATCTTATTATAAATTTACATGTCTATACTTATATCATCTTGATTTTCTGCACTATCTAAACTGCTATAATTATCAGTAATTATTTCTTGTTCTTCTTGAAATCTCACTTTTTTTGATTTTTTTATTTGTTCTGTTTGTTTTTGTTTAAGTTTATTTTTACATCTTGAGCAATATATTTTTTTTTCTTTTTGTGTTTGAAACCAATAAACAAAAGCACCAATCATCCCAAGTATGATAATAATATATAATTTATCATAATTATTACCCATTTATATTTATTTATAATATTATATTTTTTATTTTATTTATTCATCTTTATTTGAAATCTCCCCCGGATCTTCTAAACTATCGTCACGCATTTCTTTTTGTTCTTTCTTATTTTTTCTTTTATATGTACCTAAATATTTATTAAATATTGTATCTATTTTTTTTGATAATTCTGTTTCTCTTTCTATATATTTTTGTGTTATACTTGTAGAAACATAATATCGAATGTAAAAAAAGAATGCAATAAATAATACTGCAACAACCCCCAGTGTAATATAAATCTCCATAAAAATATTTATTATATATTTTATATTATTTTTATCGCAATTATTTTATTGTGATATAAAAAATTTTACAATTATTTTATATATTATTAAGAATAATGAATTTGCCATAAAAACCGCTTCAAATATTAATCATTAAAATGCTTCTGGAAAATAATAATTTTTTTTTTCAAAACTACATGTATTTTTTAAACAATCACAATAATATTCATATACATTATTTAATATTATTGGACATAAATTATTCATTATATTTGTGCAATTAATTGTTGTGTGTATTTGTAAGCAATGATTACATGGAATATTATCAGTCTCAACAAAATTAAAATAAATATCTGTATTATTTATTTTAATTATTTTTATGTGTGTTGTTGTAAATTCATTACCCATAAACGGGTCAAGTAATAATCCTACCATAAATATAAATGCTCCATATGTATATGATAGAACTATAATATAAAAATAACCGTTTTCTTTTAATTCTTCTAATAATTGTCTAAGCCCCATTTTTATTATATTTAATTCTTATTAGTAAAACTTAATAATTTCAATTTTTTATATAATTGTTTTGTCGAATATGATAAGCCACCGGCCATTATTGGGGGGTCTGTCAATTCAAAGTCACATATTTTGCAATTCTCTCGTGATATATTATTATAAAATGTGCATTGACTACATATTTTTACTAATTTTTTGGGTGCTTGTGATACCATTTCTTGTTTAGGGACTTGTGCTAAGGCTTGAACGCTTATTAATTCTTTTTTGGGTGCATGCGAAGCTTTTAATTTTGATTCTAATTCTGCGATTTCACGTTGTGTATTAATTTGTTGAGTGTGCAAATTAGAATTATTTTCGAATATATCTTTATTGTCTTGTTTTGGATTGGCCGCCATTGTTGCTAATGCATCACTGACTTCTTTATTACTTTTAATCATTTCTACATTTATCAGACCTAATCGAGATTTTAATTCTTCTAATTTTTTTAATTCTTCTAATTCTGTTAGTGGTTTTGCGTCTAGTTGTGTGGATTGATTTGCAGATGCAGATAAATGTGCTACTTGTGGTGAATATGTTGCGTGTAATGACTTTGCTGATTGTTGTTGTGATGCGTGCTGTGGTTTTGCTGCGTGTTGTTGTGCTGCATATAGTGGTTTGGTGACTTGTTGTGGAACGGTGGATGGTTGTGCGACTTGTTGTGGAACTGCGAACCGTTGTGCGACATGTCGTGTGGATGCGGCTAAATTTGTGGATTGATTTGCAGATGCAGATATTACACGTGCATGTGATGCTTCAAGCATTCGAACCCTTTCTTTTTCTGCGATTTTTTGTTGTAATATTGTTATTTGTTGTTGTGCATCTTTAATTTGATCTTGTATTTGTATTTCATCAACGTCCACAAAACTACTAGATGGTTTTTTTATGTCTATTAATTCATTTTTTAAATAAATTATTATTTTTTGTAATCCTTCTAGTTGTGATTCTAGAGATGGTTCTTTTGATGATATGGGTTGTTTTATGGGTTGTTTTGCAGATTGATTTGCGGATGATCTTGCGGATGATCTTGCGGATTCTTTAGATAGCTCTGCTTGTGTTTTAGATTGAGAAGGGGAAAGTTTAATATTTTTTATGTCTAATATTGGGGTTTTATTATAATAATATTCTATAGGAATCTCCTCTTTTTTTGTTAAGATTGATAAAATATGATCATAATTAATATGTTTAGCATTTTGTATTTTAAATACTGCCAGTGAATATTGATAATTCTCTTTAGGTTGATATTTCGGAATAATATCTCTAAGAACTATACTCAAAATTTTTTGTACGTTGTTTGTTTTTATAATTAACGCAACTGCCCCCGTTTCATCATATGGATTTACATTTCCATGTGAATCAAAATAATAATAATTATTATCACTGAATACTATTACATAAGATGCCCCAAACCATGAAATACTAAATATATGTTTTGGATATTGTTTTATTATATTTGTGAGCAAATTTTCAAAAATATATAATACATGATGGAATGAATCAAATATTATATGTTTGGGCAGGGGTATTTCTGATGTATATAATATTGTATCTGCTATATTTGTTACATCTATCTCAATATTGTTAAGTTCATCTGGTATAACAGCAAGACCGTGCGGCGATACACGGTTAAATGCTTCATTTATTTTTGCGGATGTTACAAACTCTTTTGGTATTACTATATTTTTTAATAAATAATATGCCATATAAAAAGATGCAACCGTACAAATACTTAAATTTTGTTGTGGTTTTAATAAATATACTGCATCCTCATTTTTACTAACTGCCGCCATTGTTTTTATATATAATATTACTATTCACAATATATTTATAATTTCTTATATTATTTGACTAAATACATATTACAATAATTTTATAAATGATATCGAATTATATTCCAATTGATATTATATCAATAGATGAAACTACAAAAAAATTAATATTACAAAATGACATTTACCAAAAATATGAAATAAATATGCTTATTAAATCTCAATACATAATACCAAATATATTAAATAAAAAAAAAATAATGATGAATGAAACATATAATGATTACAAACAATTTATACAAAATTATGATATGAATAAAGATATATGGATTTATAATATTATTGATAAATTGTCAGAACAAGAAAATATATTATTTCGTGATGACAAATATATTTTTATTCCAACAATTACATGGAATAAAAGCATAAATAATTTACATATTTTAGGTTTTCCAATTGATAAAAATATACGATGTTTAAGAGATTTAACAAAAAAAGATATTATAATGTTAAAAGAATTAAAATACATTGGTTTAAATATTATTAATACAAATTATGGTTTAAATGAAAATGAATTAAAAATTTACATTCATTATAATCCTTCCACATATCATTTGCATGTTCATTTTGTTAATATTGCTTATATAAATGTGTGTTCTTCTGTTGAATATTCTCATTTACTTGATAGTATTATTTTTAATTTAGAATTAGACAATGATTATTATAAAAAAATAATTCTAAAAATTGAAAATAAAAATATATAATAATTTATATTATTTATAATAAAATGTTAGATATAAATAAAAATATTATAAAAATAAAAAATAAAATTATAATATTTGGAGTTTATTATGTATTATTTATCATGTCAAGTGATAAATAATATAAAAATACAATAAAACTATATAAATAAAATTATTATTCTGGCGATAAAGATGAATTAAATATTTCTGCCGACGGAAGTATTACTTTATTAGTTTCTTTTAATTTATGTAATTGTAGAATTTTATCAAAACCAATACTATCATTAAAATATTTATATATACCACCCCCTGTATCAAATTTTTGGGCAGCATCTTTTAAACTATCATAATAATAATATTTATTATTAATTTTTTTTACCGATACCCAATGATTTAAACCGTTAATTTGAACTTTATCCTTCTTATTTAATTTAGACGGCTGCCATCCTTTATTAATTAATAATCCTTCTGTGTCATTAAGGCTGTTATCTAATTTACTTAAATATGTTTGATGTTCGCGAAAGCTTATTAATTCTGTATCGACCCCTGCAATACCTAATGCAAAACCTAATGTAGAACTATCATAATTTTCGCCGATTTCTGCAGCATAATATGCACTCGCATTTTTATGTAAATAATGACTTAATTTAAGTAAATTAATTCTGGTTTGTGGGATTGAACTATTTGCTTTAAATTTTTGTATATCGAATTCGTCCCCTCCATCTCGTACATAAAAAATTTTTCTTAAAAAATTATTAATTGCATTTCTACCGCATGATAATTCTCCTGCCTGTTTTTCAATTTTCATATTGTCTTGTTTCATCTCATTAGATAATTGCATTAATTCCGCATCTGTTTTTGGTACTGATGCGATAATTGGTGCTAATATTATCTGCGCGGGTGCAGTGGGTATTGTGGGTATTGCTGTGGGTATTGCTGTGGGTATTGTGGGTATTGCTGTGGGTATTGTGGGTATTGCTGTGGGTGTTGTTGTGGCTATAGGAGGTGTATTTGGGTCATCATCTCTATATATGGTTGCTATATTGATTAATACCGTTTTTAAATCATTACAATTAACATTATGTAATTCATTATTAGATAATAAAAATATTATAAATTTTGCTAAAATATCAATTTCTTTCTTATTAATTTTTAGATATTCCCACTTTATAATGTCAGAATCATCCGGTATATTAGCAAGCATAAAATTGTAAATTAATGTCATTAAAGCGCATATATAATTACAATTTTTTACATCAAAATTTTTCTTTTGTTTATACTCATGTAATTTATCATTAATATGTTGTATAATTTTATTATTATTATTATCACAACTATTAATTATTTTTTGTTCATCCTCTGTAATATTTTCTATTTCCAGAAAACTCATATTTTTTGTGTTTGACAATGTTTTAATATCATTAAATATTTTTAATATTTCTTTTTTTGATAAATATCTATCTGTTTTTGGTAAAATATTTTTAAATTTTTCTAATTCTTGTAGATACTTTTCAGGTTTAAGCTTCATACAATCCGTATTTAGTATTGCAAGTATGCCTTGATTATCAGATATTAATTTTTCATTCATATTTTCTGTTTCTTTTACTTCCATTTATTTATATTATATATTTTATTTATTTTTATTATATAACAACTTTTTTAAATATTTCTATTGTTCTTTTATTAAATATATAAATTGTAAAACTAAAGAACATTTCATTAGTTTTAATTTCAAATAAAAATTGTAAAATTTTTTACTTAGAATTAATATTATTATAAATTAAATTTATACATCCCAATTTTCGGGTATATCATCAATATTATTATCATCATGAATATTTATATCATTTATATTATTTTTTATACTATTTTCTATTAATTTATTTTCTTTAAATAATTCTTCTTCTAATTTTTTAATTTCATCTTCAATACTTGTGTCAAATTTATGATTTAAAATAATTTTATTAATATTGTTTGCTTCAATTGAATATTTAGATGGATTAACAACATAATCATTTAATAAATCGCCGGTTTGTTGAGATACAAAAGCTGTTGCTTTCGGTAATTTACCGACTCTTCCTGCGCGACCCATTAATTGAAATATTGTATTTATTGAATGTGTATTCACAAAATCATCTAATATAACAACTCTGCCAAATGGATAATTTGTTCCATAAGATATTGAATTATCACTTATTACATATGCTAATTTTCCTTGTGTTGCTAATTCAATTATAATACTTGTGTAATTTTCATTTAGTAATGTATTATTTGGTGCATATATACCAATGCCACATAATAACAATAATAATAAATCATCTGGCACTGTAATATCTTTATTTTTTTCTAATAAATTATCTATATCAATACATTCTCTCGTAAATTCATTACATGGAGCAAATTTCGCATTATATTCACTTGTTGCTAATTGAAAATATTTAGGGAATTTATGTTTTGGCTTTGTTTCATATATTTTTCTTTCTTCTAAACTTCTTTCATAAATTGTCATTGTATTGCTTTTACATTTATCGCCAAGTTCTTTTTCTTTTTTTTCTTTATAAATATTCCATAATTGTAATTCTTTTTTATATGTATCAATAATTACATTTGTATTTTTAATTCCGTCTTTTTTTATATTTTCTAACAAAGTATTAAATATACCATTTTTAAATACATTTTTATTAATAATTTCTTTTATTTGTGTATTTAAACTTATATTTTCTTCATTATATAATTCTAATGTAAAATTACCATATATTTTTGTTATTTTTTCTTTCATTTTGATATATTCATCTTTTGATTTTAAATTATAAGACATTTTAAATTCTATTTTAGATTCTTTATTATCATAATTATAAATTATTTTTGTTTTTGTTGTTGCTAATTTTTTTAATGATAATTTATTTTGTATTATATCAAGTCCTGTAAATGATGTATCATAAAAATATAGTCTTATCATATCATTTTCAATACTTTCAATTATTTTTATATTATCATTTTCAAATTTAAATAAAGTTTTAATTTCATTTGTGTTTGCTTTATATATTATTTCTTCTTCTATTTCAATGTATTTGCCCAAAACAAGAGAAACTGGATTATTTGTTGTTATTAATGTCATACTATCCCAATTTGTCTTTTCTATATTATCAATATCAAAATTATCATTGATATTTTTAAATAATTGATTCGTGCAAATATTTATTATTGTGTTATTATTTGTATTTGCTATTAATAAAAGCATATTTATAACAATTTCTCGTATTTTATCAGTTTTCATATTTTTAACATCTTTAAATAATTCTGGTATATTTGGTATATTTTGTATTTTATATGTTTCTAATATTTTGTAAAAACATAGTGCTAAATCTGGTGATAACATTCTTCCAATAAAAGGTATTTCTTTTATTTTTTGTATTACACTTATTATATTTTCTTGTGTTTTACAATTTGCAAAAGGCACTATTAAATTTCCATTAAATTCTCTTACATGACAACATACACTCACGTCGGGAGAATAAACGCCTCCAATATAGATGTTTCCATATTTTTGTTGATATATATTTATTAATGGTGTCATTTCTTCAATTGTTGGCGACGTCGCTGATGAAAATATAACCCATTTTGGAGCATTTAATAATACATTTACATTGTCGTATAGTGCTTGTGATATTGTATCACTTCCGGCAGTTGGTTCATCATGAAAAAGAATATAACTATTTTGCGTGTCATTTTGTAATATATTTATTGCTACTTCCGGACTGCAAATAATTACATTGCTATTATTATCTTTTGTTGTCCAATGATGAGTTATTTTTATTGTTTTATCATCTCTTAAAGAACCTATCGCAAATTTTATTTCATTATTGTAACATAATGTTGCCATTTGAATACGAACAGTATCAATATTACAAACACAAAGTAATTTTTTATTGTGATATTGAGCAATATTTGCTAATCCAATAATTGACGTTGTTTTACCTGAATTTATCATAGCATTATAAATTATGAAAAATCCATTTTCAAAATTATTATGAACTTCATTAATTATTTTTATTTGATGATCTCTTGGTTTAAAAGCAGTTGTAATAATATATTTGTCATAAGGAGATGCTATTAAAAGCGCTGGAGCATATTTACAAACTTTTAAACCATCAAATGGATATTTATTTATTAATTTTTCATAACTATATTTAATATCATTCATAAAGATTTGTGAGATTTTTAACATTGTTTCTGGCATTACTGGATTTATTCCGGTTATATTATCACACGATTCAATAAATCTATTTGTAGAAATAATAACACTCAATATAATTTGAAAATTAGAATCGTCTGAATATTTACTATAATTTTTTACATAAAAATTATTCATAAAAATAAATGTCAAACCAATTATTTCAATATATTTTGAACTAAAACCCATAATAATTTTATTTGAAATGTCATTAAGTAATGGATTTAAATTATCAAATGTTATCATTAATTCAGTTATAAATATTTTTAATTTTTCAAATGTATTATTTAATTTAATTTCATCTGCTGTCATTCCAATTTTATATTTTTTTTTATTTACTTTTGGCTTTTGAAAAATATAACTTGCTTCATCATCAGTTAAATTTATTTGTTTTTGTATTGGCATATCATATGCTATATTTTGTTCAACTAATAAATTATCTACTAATATTTTTCTAATTCTTTTGTATAAAACATCAGTAAGAACAAAAATATTAGTATTTGTATTTGATTTTGCATTTGATTTTGATAATGTATTATGTGTTATTAAACGCGTTGATTCTAAAATAGAATTATAAACTGCTTTATCTTGCGGCGATACTAACTGCTCTATTAAACCCCAAGTTTTGGAAGAGAATTTTGTTGATAATTCTTTATTTTGTGGTTCTTGTGTTAATATTAACTCAATGTCCATTTAAAATATTTATATTATATATGTAATTTAATTAGAATGTTAATTAATCAATTTTTTATTATTTATCTCACATAAAAAACAAAAATATAATTATATTATTATAATGGATTATAAAATAATAATAGTTCCTATTATTATAATTTTTCTTGTATTATTGATTTTAATAATAATATTATTAAAAAATAATAATAAATCACAAAAATATAATAATGATTTATTGAATATATATATCGATGATATAAATTATCATATGAATTTTATGAAAGGGAATAAAATATTTGAAAATTTAAAAAATAATAATATGTTAAAAATACCAAATAATAAAAAAAATAAATTTTTATTTGTCTCATTTGATAATAGAACAAATTTATCTTATTTAGATAAACATAATGAAAATATTAATAAATATGTAAATAAATATGGTTATACTTATAAATTTATTAATACATGTTATTATAATGTATATTGGTGTAAAATAAAACTTATACTTGATGAACTTGAAAATAATAATATATACGATTATGTTATTTGGTTAGATAGTGATACAGCAATACAAAATATGGATGTTGATATAAATGACATTGTTAATAAATATAATAGTGATATTTTTGTTGGCAATGATAATCAAAAAAAAAGAGATTTAATAAATGCAGGAGTTTTTATTATTAAAAATAGTATTATTGGGAAGCAATATTTAAAAGATTGTATTAATAATGTTAAAAATGTATGTTTTAATAAAGATGGTTCTTTAAATGGTCTTTGGGCGTCGTCATGTTATGAACAAGGGCAGATGAATATTTTAATTAATAATAAATATTATAATAATACAACAATATTACCAAATCACATAATTTTTAATTATGATAAATGTTCTAAAGATACTTTTATTATGCATTTTTATAGGTCTGGTAATCAAAATATGGATTATTGTTTCAAATAATATATTTGTATATAATATAATGTATAATTATATTAACAAAAAAAAAGAAAAAAGCAAAAAAAGCAAAAGCAGAAAAATTAGAAAAAGCAGAAAAAGCAGAAAAAATATTAATTTAACATCATCGTTATCAGATTCAACAGATGAACAATTTAATTATGTTTTATATTGGCAGAGAATGATTATAAATGCACAAGATTATAATAAATTAAAACAAATGAATACACACGGACAAATAAAAAATAGTAGTAATACACATACAATGTTAAGTGATTCAAGTGAGAAAGACGAACATAAAATACATAAAGAAACAAAAATAAATGCAGCAAGCGAAATATTAAAAAGCTTAGAAAATGAAAAAAAAAGATTAGAAATAGAACGATTAAAACAAGAAGAAAATACACGCAAAGAAACAAAAGCACGTGCACAAGCAAGTGCGGCAGCAGCAGCAGCAGCAACAGCAGCAGCAGCAGCAGCAGAAGCAGAAGCAGAAGCAGAAGCAGAAGCAATCGCAAAAGCAGAAGCAATCGCAAAAGCAAAAGCAGAAGCAATAGCAAAAGAACACGCAAACGCAGCAGAACAACAAAGAGCAGCAGCAGCAATAGCAAAAGCAGCAGCAATCGCAAAAGCAGAACAACAAAGAGCAGCAGAAGAAGCACGCATCGCAAAAGAGAATACATACCGTGAAGCAAAAGAAAAAGCAGACCGTGACGCTATAGAACGTGAAGCAGCAGAACAAAGAGCAGCAGAACAAAGAGCAGCAGAACAAAGAGCAGCCGCAGCAGCAGCAAAAGAAAAAGCAGACCGTGAAGCAGCAGAACAAAGAGCAGCAGAACAAAGAGCAGCTGCAGCAGCAGAAGAAGAAGAAGAAGAAGAAGAAAGAAAAGCAGAAGCAAAACAAAGACAAGAGGAAGAAGAAAAAAGAAAAGCAGAAGAAGCAAAACAAAGAGCAGTGGAAGAAGTAAAAGAAAACGCAGAACGTGAAGCAAGAGAAAAAGAAGAACGTGAAGCAAGAGAAAAAGAAGAACGTGAAGCAATAAAAAAAGAAGAACATGAAGCAAGAGAGAAAGAAGAACGCGAAGCAAGAAAAAAAGCATTAGACGAAGCAATAAAAAAAACACATGCAGACGCAGAACAACAAAAAGCAGCAGAAAGAGAAGCAGAAAGAATAGAAGCAGAAAGAATAGAAGCAGAAAGAATAGAAGCAGAAAGAATAGAAGCAGAAAGAATAGAAGCAGCAACAAAAGCAAGACAAGAAGCAGCAAAAGCAGAGGCCGCACTACATACCGCCGTATCCAGAAGGACACTACCGCCATTGCAAAAAGTATTCTCAAATTTTTCAATGCAAGGCACAGAAGAAATAAAAAAAACACAAGCAGCAACACAGAAAACGCATACAGTAAAAAAAGTAGAACATATAAATAGAAAAAGAAAAACAATGGAACAAATGGAAGCACAACATGCAAATACACAAAAAGAAAAAGAACACCATATGAGAGATGATTTAAAAACAAATCAGACAATAAATAGTACTATTGCTGCAAAAATAGATCATAAAAAGTTAAAGTCTTTATTGGACGCACAAACAAAAAAGAAGGATGAACATCAAGATACATCTCTAACATTTGAATATATAAATCCTAACATAACAACGCAACAAACAGAACAACGCAATGAGCATAATTTATTGCCGGACAATACAGTGCCGGTTGATGAACCAGAGCAACGAATACAAGACCAACACTTAAAAGAGCCACATGACTTCCTCGTGAAACCGCGAACGCGATATGAGACAGCAGATGAAACAGCGCAAAGACGATTGAACAATGTAAATGCGCAATCAGTCAATATATTAAATGAACACAAAATACACACTATACTTAACACGGCAGAATCATTAAAACGAAGATTAAAAGATAATATGCAAGCCATATTAAAAGTAGACAAGTCAGTTAAATGTTTAAAGCATTCAACGGAAATACTAAATTTTAAAACAAATTGTGACATCGATATTAAACAAATACAACTAATAATAACCACAATAAATAAAAACACAAAAATACATGATGATAAAATAATAACAATGATCGACTTAATCACACGTGTTGAAATAGATTTAAATGAAAGAACGAAAATTATTGAAAAAATAGAAAAATGTACTGGACAGTGTCAATAACTTTTAAAATTATTATTTTCTAAAAATATAATAAATAATTAAATTATGAAAAATAAATTATATTTATTTTATTATTACCTTCTTTGTCTTCATTACAACACATAATAAATTTATCATCAAATTTACTATTATTATCATAAATTAGTTTTTCAACCGGGACATAAAATATTTCATTTCCATTAACATCACTTACACAAAAATTATTTTTTATATATTTCCATTCAAGAATTAATTTATTAGTACTTAATTTAATGTCATTTTCATAATAACTAAGAATTTCTTTAAACATAGTGAAATGATTGAATGATGCATTTGCGGTATCATCATTAAAAACTGCAAAAGAAAAACATGTATTTATTCCTCCATTATAACAATTATGTTCAATAACATTTTTTAATGTGTTATAAAAAGATGCAATAAATTCTATATCTCTTTCTGTTTGTTTAAAACATTTAGTGTCATAATCAAGAATTTCTTTATAATTTCTTTCTTTTGCTCTTTTCATAAATATATTATTTCTGTTTTTATCATTTGTTGGCATCATTGTTCTAAATATTTTTATTATTATTGGCAATGTTTTATGTTTATATGTTTTATTATCTATTGCTATATAATCGTCAGTATATATTTTGAATAACGGGGATGTTAAATCATCAGGGCTAACAATTATATTTATAACATTTATACCGGATTTTGCAGTTGTATATAAGTGTTCTGGTATTAATTGATGCATATATAAATTTTGTTCATTATATGTGCCCATTTGTTGTTCTTCACATGGCGAACCAATACACAAGTGAAATAATATTTTTTTATCATTTTCTTTCATTGTATCTAATTCACATTTTAACAATTTTAATTCTTCATTAAAATTCTTAATAATATTTGGGTCAAGTGCAAATCCATGAAATGGCGCACCGGGATATATATAATAAGGATAATTTAATTGTTCCATATTAATTAAATTACATAAACAATTACCAGCACTTGAACATGAACAATTATTTAACATTTATTTATTTATTTAATTATTTACGAATATATATAAATATATTAATATATTCAATTTTTTATAAAATGATATCTACTATATTTTGTATAACAAATGGCAGAGCAATAATATGCCTTAATTCAAAAGATGATAAATAACCACAAATCATAAAAATAAATGTATTTAATAACATTTTTAAAATTTGTTTAAAATCTAATTCTAAATTTGTATTTGTGCATGAATGTAATATTCTTATTAATAAATTATTTCTTAATATTTCGATTAGTCTATCACGTGCTATTAATAAAATGTCATCTTCATAATTATTTACTTGTATATTTTTATTTATTTTATTTTCAGTTATTATTTTAAATGGTTCTTTTTTTAATATTGTATTTTTATAAGTCTTATATAATTTTAACATTATTATAAAATTTAATATTAGTAAAATACATATATTCAAATAATTATAATTATAAATTGTTAAACAACAAGCAACAAAAGTTATTAAAAAAGTTTCTAATCTTATTCTATAACATACATTAATAATACCACTTTTTAAAGAACAATATGTATCATATGCTATATCATTTAATAATTTAGAATTTGTTATTGTGTAAAATAATTCACAAGCAATTAATACTAAAACTCTTTCTTGTGTTAAAAATGATATTACACAAAATATTAATGTATTAATTAAATAATTTAATGGTCGATTTGTATCACTAATAAAAAGTAAATAACTTAATAAACCAAATAATATATTAGTTGAACCCATAATATTCCAACATATCATTATTCTTCCAGTTTTAAATGCTATTCTTTTTTTAAATATGTCATATTGTTCTGTAAGAATATTATTTTTATTATTAGTATCATTTGATAATAATCTTATTACACGATTTAATGTATATACATCTAAAAACATATCTAATCTTTTATCTTTTAATAATGTTATAATATATTCTCTATCTCCAACAATATTATATTTTCTATTTTTCATAACAACATTTTTATAAATTATTAATGGATATTTTAATATTGTTTTACTATCAATATAATTAAATATACATGCGCTAATTAATAATTTAATTATTGTTAAATCAATTTTTTCATAATGGGGCATTAATTCTTCATATGTTATATTATTTTCACAATTTAAACATTTTGATATTATTAAATTTATAATTTTTGCTAATTGCTTACAAATTATTTTTTTTATAAGATTAATATATCCTGTGTATATAACATTGCTTATTTTTTTGTAATTTGTTATGTTATTAATTTGTGCAATAATATTTGGACTAATCATTATACTTGCTATATACACTAACAAATTAGACACTTTAAACCATAATACATAGTCTAAAATATAATAACTAATAACAAGTAAAAAATAATATATATATCTATTAATTGTATTTAATCTTGTATCAACTAAAAAATTTATTTTTACATCAATAAAATTTAAATAAAATATTAAACTTGATATAATACCATCTATTGTTATTACATTAAATATTGGATTTCCTACACCTAATATTACATGTAATATACCAATAATTATTATTTCTTTGATTAAATTATAAATATTCAACACATAT